GGGTTAATCCCTATTTATAGCGCCCCACCCCGGTGATGTGTCGGTGTCTATGTTTTGCCAATTGTTTGTCTGCTCTGTACCAATCAGCCCCCAGCCCGGAGTCGTAGTGCTATTTATATCTTGCCAGTCCGCGTTCTGTGCGTCGTTAATTAACTCCCACAGATACCGCGCAAAGTTTGAATCGAAGAACCTAGCCTGCTCTTGTAGCGCAGCAAGTACGTTTGCTGTTGCTACTTGTGCGTTATTTAGCTGTACGTCTTCATCAATGTCCGCCGCAAAATCAGCTTGAGCGGCTTGAGCCGCACTTAAATTAGCCTCTTCTGCAACTAGACCTACAAAATCAACCTGTGCCGCTTCAACGTCATTAAACTCTGCGGTCTCATCCTGCGCTGCGTTAGTTACTACTGCGGCAGTGTTAACTGCATCAAACTGAACATCCTCATCTATATTGGCGCTGAAATCAACTTGCGCCGCAGCAACAGCATTTACATCAATCTGCTCGTCTTGCGCTGCTACAAAATCAGCTTGTACTGCTTCCGTACTACTTACATTTATTGACTCGCTACGTGCAGCAGAGGTGATCCGTAGGCCAGCAACTGTTGTATTAAGTTGCGCGTCTTCATCTATATCTGCGTTTAAGTCAACTTGCGCTGCAACCGTTGCACTCGCATTAACTTCTTCCGCCTGTGCTGCTACAAAACTAGCCTGTGCCGCAAAAGTTACACTTGTGTCTACTTCTTCTGCTATAGAGCCAAATGCGGTCTGTACACCAGAAACCGTGCTAACCAGCGCAACACGGTCTTCAACAACATTGATAAGCACGGCTGAAGCAATATTTAAATCATAAGCCGTTATTGCTTCGTCAATAGCCGCCGCACCTAAAATGTCTGCGTCTACCGCGCTAGTTAAATGCCCTTCTTCAGTGATTAACCCGTTAGCAGTTTGAGCACCAGATACTATTGCACTAAACGACGCAGACTCTGCTAATGCACTAACAAAATTAGCTTGCGCCGCAAACGTAGCATTAAAATCTATTTGCTCATCTACCGCCGCGTCCGCTGTCTGTAACCCTGATACGACCGCGTCAAACTGTGCGTCCTCATCAATCTGCCCATCAAACACTACTTGTGCTGAAAGCGCCACACTTACGTTTATAGACTCAGCACTATCCGCAAATACAAACCGCTCGTCGTTAACTGCGTCTAATAAATTAACTGTTTCAGCTACTACTCCAACAGCGGTTTGCGCTCCGGATACAACAGCGTCAAACTGCGCATCTTCATCAATCTGCCCATCAAATACTACTTGCGCCGCGAATACTTCGCTTACATTAAGTGCTTCTGCTCTTGCGGCTACAAACGTAACAACACCGCTTTCTACCGAAGAACAGTTTACTGCTTCACTTACAGTAACAAATAATACTTGCCCGCCGGTTACAGGTAACGCGGAAAAAGGCGCTTCTGAAAGAGCCGAAAACCCAAACATGCGCCTTTACCTTTTACGCGGCAGTTAGTTCTGCCTCATCAAACCAACGAGAATGCGCCGCGCCATTAGTATCAGTCCATGAAATAAGGTACGAAAAATTGCCGTCCTCATCCATACGTAAAGCCTCAACCGGGCCTTGCGGCACTACCGCAATCAACTTAACAGTGTCGCCCTTTTTAAACATGGTAGCCATAGTTACTCCTTAATTAAACAGCATCAGCCGAGAAGGTGTAAGTGACATTCAGCGTGTCACCACTTGCCACAAGTTTGTCGCCGCCTGTGAAGTCGCCTTCCGAAAACAGAATGCCCGAAGTGCCCGACGCTACCGACGCCAAAAACGCACCAGCAACCGTTGTCGTGTTGTTGATGCTAAACACAGCAGGGCTTGCTGAGTTGTCGATCACAGACGGGTCTGCCAAAGTAGCTGTACCAAACGTCACCGCTTTGCGGCTACCAGAATAGTTAGTGTCTTCAGTCCAGCCAACGTGCGACGCTAGAGTATCCCCTGCGTTATAAACGGTTCCAGAACCGGGGCCAGTTACCAGACCAAGATACCAAGCAGCGGTATAGCCCGAAGCTTTAAAGTACTTAGTATTCAGGTCTTGCAAACCTTCGTTAACGACGAGGTTGTGGAAATCAGTTTCCCACTTCTTCTGACCGTCAGGGCCGAAGCACTCGACCTTGAACACACCACCTAGTTTTACGCGACCATCGCTAGCCGTGAGTGCGCCCACGCCAGCCTGAACAGTCTCACCCATTTGCGATTTTGCGATAGGCATGATTACACTCCTCAAGGAAAACGAATTAAAGCCGTCGTCGCCGTATTCGCTGGCATGGTGACGGTAAAAGTTTGATTACTACAAGTTTTGTCTGCACCAAAATCCAGCACAGCCACCGAAGCGTTACTTTGTGTCACGTTGTAGATCAATGCGCCGCGTGCAGTAAAACTAGCGCTTGCCCACGCCGGACTATCAAAATTAACGTATACAACACCTTCAGACGAAGCACTAATTGACACGCCTGTTAGCGTCTCTCCGCCTGCGACATAGCCTGTGCCTGTTACTTCGTTGCTGGTGGTGTATGCAGTTGTGTTCGGGCCAAGGTCGGCATTCGCCGTGTACAGCGCTATCTTCAGGGTGTTCGACGCAAGGTTCTGCGCTCCCTGAAGCATCTGCTGTTTAAAGCTTGTTGTCAGACCTTGTTGCAGTGCCATTACGGATTCACCTTAATCTTTGCCTGACCATCACGATAAGCATCACCACGCTCAAGACCTGTACCCAGACGGTTAAGTTGGCCAAGCGCATCTTGATACTTCTTCTCGTACAGCGCGATTAAATCTACTTCACCTTTCAAGAAGGTGTAGCCTTCAACAAGCGAGCCGTATAGCAGTACAGGCGAGTAGTTATCACCCAACCACGTACGCCCATCAGCCGCTACCGTAATTGATTCAGGGTAGTAGTAATAGTGCAACTCGACGTTATACAAAATGTCAGGAGTCGGGCCGAGAATGAAACTTAACTCGTCGCTAATAACCCCGGTATTTACCGTCGGGCCAAACAAGGCGTAGTAACGAGGTATACCTGTATCTGTTGGGTCAGGGTACGCCTGCCGAATAAAGTTCACATCCTTGTTCAGCAAATACTCATACGCGCCTGTACCGTCAATCACCGCCATCGAGAACACCGACAAGAAGTCGGTCGGGCATGACAAGTATTGGTTACCGCCTGTAGTCACACCTGTGACGTTCTTGCGCAACGCCGGAATTTGCACCGTGTTATAGATGCGCTCTTCCGCCTGTTTGATAAACAGATCAATCTGTTCAGTGCCGTCAGACGAAGTGGTGCCCGTCCCTGCTACGTCAGTCCACGTGTTTGTGGGGAAGTCGTTTTGCAGGTAGTTCTTGACCGCAATAAACAGTTCGTTATACGTCACAATTCACCTCAACCCATCGGGCCTCGAGCCATTACGCCTTTGGTAGCCGCGCCGGTACCACGAATCTTGATGCCAGTCGTTTTCTCAGGCTTGAAGTTGCCCTTGCTAACGCCAGCAGAGATGTTCATCTCGTTCAGGTAGTCTTTACCGCTCTGGGTTTTAACTTCCGCTTTGTGTGGTGAAGGTTTAATAGCCATTATTTCCCCCGTGCGTTACCGCGCTGGTTCGCTACCCGTGCCATGTTACGGCCCATGCTCTTTAGCATCTCGTTGGTCACGCCGCCTTTTGCCATCTTGTGCATGCGCTTCTCATGCCCCTTGACGGCCTTGTCGGCTACCATTTTCATTGCCTTCTTGTCCATATTAACTCCTATGTGATCGTGATTGTCACGTTTCCTACGACACCTGTCGAGGTCAAGTTGTTAGGGGTCAGCCCCACGTCATTTACACTTGCCCCACCCACCGGGTACCAGCCCCACTGAATGACTCGACTACCCCCACTTGGCACCCCGTCGGAATCCACCGACGTGTTTGGCGTTACCGTCAACTGTAACCCTGTTGCGCCGGACTGGAAGTAGCTCAAGTCCTTACGCGGGTCGCGCAACCCCTGCGGGTCGTCCACCGGATACATGCCCAACTGCAACTGCGGGTGGTCCGGGT